ACCTCTGGCGTTAACAATCAAGTGCTTGCCAACATTGAAGACTTGGTTACCGTCAACGCTAATGACTACATCCAGTTCTACTGGTCCTCACAAAATACATATATGGAGTTGCTTGCCGCATCATCTGGCACATCTCCAACTCGTCCTGCTTCTCCAAGCGTCAATGTTCACGTCGAACAGATTATGTACACCATACTAGGACCGACAGGAGCAACGGGTGCCACAGGAGCCGCAGGAAATACTGGAGCCACAGGAGCAAGCGTTACTGGAGCAACTGGCGCAACAGGTCAAACCGGACCTACGGGTACGGCAGGCGCGACAGGAAACACCGGTTCGACAGGGGCTACGGGAGCGACTGGCGTCGCAGGACCAACAGGGTCGGCAGGTAATACTGGCAGCACTGGCTCGACTGGAAATACAGGGGCTACTGGACAAACAGGCGCGACAGGTTCTACGGGAAGCACGGGAGCAGCGAACTACTGGGACATCTTAGTATTTGGCGGCATGTGATAGAATAGCGGCATGACAAAGATAGCGGTTTACTCTATCGCTCTCAACGAAATTAAACACGTTGAGCGATATGCCGCTGCCTGCAAGGATGCAGATTACATCATAGTAGCAGATACAGGATCAACAGATGGCACAGCGGAAGCGTTACGGAATCTCGGCGTTACGGTTTATGATATTACTGTTAGCCCTTGGCGTTTTGATGATGCTCGTAATGCGGCGCTATCGCTCGTACCAAAAGACGCAGATGTCTGCGTAATCCTAGATTTAGACGAAGTACCTCAGCCTGGCTTCTTTGATAAAGTACGCAAAGGCTGGAAGAAGAATGCCAATGTCGGTTGGATAACAATGGATACTGGCTCCACATGGCATAGAGATAGATTACATTCTCGCCACGGATGGCATTGGAAGTATCCATGCCATGAAGTACAGCTTTGGTACGGAGACGGCGAAGCTAAGTCCGTCAGTATCTTAGATGCAGTTATTAAGCATCAGCCAGACGATTCAAAGTCTCGCTCACAGTATCTCACTTTGCTAGAACTGTGTGTCAAAGAATATCCCGATGATCCACGAATGTGGACATACATGACCCGTGAGTATTACTTCCATGGGCGTTGGGCAGATGTCGTTACCGCAGGCAAGCGCCAGCTTGAGCTTCAAGGCTGGGATGTCGAACATGCAGCAGTATGCCGGTGGGTAGGTGAATCACTACACCAGCTTGGCAAAGCTGACGAAGCAACTGAATATTACGATAAAGGCGTAGAGATTCTGTCCCATGAGGGCGAACCGCATTATGGCATAGCCATAGACGCTTATCGTAGACAACAATGGCAAAGGTGTTTAGATGCCTCTCTTAGTGTTTTGGACCTTCCTCGCTCCGTCCATTACTGCTACGAATCTGCCATCTGGGATTGGAAAGCCTACGACCTTGCAGGCGTTAGCGCATACAACCTCGGACATGTTGAAGAAGCCTTAGTTTTTGCCAAAGAAGCGGCTAAAGCAAACGGGCCTGAACAAGACCGTATTCAACGGAATATAGACTTTATGGAGAAACTATTACATGAGCGAGCATCAGCACGAGCAAGGACCAATTAGCTTTGGATTCAATGACAAGCATGACTGGATTCCTATTTACACTTGCACGGTCTGTGGCTACACAGATACTGAACCTTTCCCGTCCGACGTTGAAGAATCGGATCATCTTAACCATACTGGTTATGTCGATGGCTGCTTTGCTTGTAAGCTCCTTACCCTCCAAGTAAACACCGGAGACGCAGGACGAACCGAGAATATGTCGGCTAAGAAATGGGATGGCGAACTTAACGCCTATGCCGCAGCTAGGTCTGAAGGCATCCAACCCGCAGGTACAACCATGAGAGCTGTGCAAGAAGCACGAGCTGCTAGCGACAAGCTAGGCGTTGCATACAACGCTGAGTCTATGCCAGCGGCTACAAAGATTACGAAGCAGACGGCTAACGTAATGAAAGAAACAGGAGCAATCTAATGGCAGCAGCAAAAAAGGGTATGGGCTTTGCCGCAGCGCAAAAGTCTATCGCCAAGAAGTCTGGCGTTTCTATGAAGTCAGCCGGAGCAATCCTCGCCTCATCTACCCGCAAGGCTAGCCCAGCGGCAAAGAAGGCAAATCCAAATTTGAAGAAAGTCCTACCAGCTAAGAAGGGTAAGTAACATGTGCAAAGAATGCGGATGTAACAAGAATGCAGTTGGCAAGCTCAACGACAAGTTGACCGGCAAGCCAACCAAGACTCCATACGGTGAGTATGAAGGTGTCGGCGGCACTAAGAACAAGTAATGGCAAAGACAATCAAGGTTGGTGGTAAGACTCACACCATTACCAAAGATGTGGTTGTCAAGCACAAGAGTGGCAAAGTTATTGACCTAACCAAAGTGGCTGGAGTTAAAACCATTGCTGCTGGAGTTAAGGCTACAAAGAAATACCATTCCAAGAAAGGCAAGTAAATGGCAAACTACGGTGGCTTATCAGCGGTTTATCACTTAAACCGTTTAGCTGGCACTATTGTTAATGGCGTACCTCAATTAGATTTTGACGGCGCTTGCATCCAATGGGCTACCAACGTTATTCCTGGTCATGGCCAGACTCGTGGCATCGGAGCATTGAATGCCATTTACGCTTACCGCAATGGCGGCAAGAACTACTACGAAGATACGCCTGGCGTATTAAACCTGCTTGCTGGTACCTACGGTATTGGTGAAGCCGAAGCAGCAGCAAGGATTACATCGTGACACAATTTATCGACGTTATCAACGAAACGCTTTTGGCTCTGACGGGTTACACCAACCGTCAGGATCAGGCGACTTACCTCACCTCTGGGCTAAGTGCCACAGCAACTTCTTTCCAAGTTGCTGACGGAACCGTGCTTACCCGTGGCTTGGTCGAAATTGATGACGAGCTTATCTGGGTAGACTCCTTTGACCGTACTTCAAATACGGCTACCATTCCTGCCTATGGACGAGGCTTTCGTGACACTGTAGCTACAAGCCACACGGCTGGTACTCGTGTAACCATTACGCCATCCTTTCCGCGTAGTGTTATCCGGCGAAGCATTAACCTCGCAATCGACGGCGTTTACCCAGATTTGTTCGGCGTCTACTACACCACCTTTACTTGGCAAGCGGCTCGCACTACCTATCCGTTGCCACAGGAAGCAATCGACGTTCTCGGCTGCTCATGGCAGACCATCGGACCTTCCTTGGAATGGCTACCAGTGCGCCACTACCGCATTGACCGTATGGCTAACCCTGTCACATGGAATACAGGCAAGACCATTTCAATTCGTGAAGGCATTATTCCTGGTCGTACCGTCATGGTTACTTACACCAAGAAGCCAACAACGCTTCAGTATGACTCAGATGACTTTGCATCCTTAACAGGATTGCCAGACTCAGCCCGCGAAGTAATCGTTCTCGGTGCTGCTTACCGTACCGCTATGTATCTGGATATGGGTCGTATACCTGCCGCTACTGCTGAAGCAGACGCAATGCAGGCTAATGATCCGATTGGTTCAGCTACCAACATTGGTCGGATGATTCAACAGCTTTACCAGCAACGCCTTCTCGTCGAAGTGCGTCGCCTTCAAGAGCAGTACCCACCTCGCACTCACTACACAAGCTAAGGACGGCTTATGGCACAACGACGTTATTACTCAGCCAACGCGGTGGACAACACCGTATCGGCTGGCATCACCAGCAGCGCAACAAGCGTCACGCTGTCAACCATCCCAGTGGGTTTTCCATCTTCGTATCCTTATGTCTTGGCATTGGATTACAACACAGCTTCTGAAGAATTAGTCTTGGTGACTGGCGCCTCTGGCGCAATCCTTAGCATCACTCGTGGATTTAACGGTTCAGCTCCAGCGGCTCACAATGCCGGTGCAGTTGTTCGCCACGTACTTGTCGCTCAGGACATGACCGACTTTCAGGATCATGCTGCTGCTGGTCCGGGAGGCGTACACGGCATCACAGGAGCTGCGGGAACATTCCTTGCTACACCAACCTCAGCTAACCTAGCTGCCGCCGTCTCTGACGAGACAGGTTCTGGCTCACTGGTATTCGGCACAGCACCAACTATCGGCTCAGCGGTTCTTACCTCGCCAGTTATCAGCATGGGCATTAACGCTCAGACTGGTACTACCTACACGCTAGTAGCTGCTGACGCAGCCAAGCTGGTAACGCTCTACAACACTGGCGGAATTACTTTGACCATCCCAGCGGGTGTGTTTAGCGTCGGTCAAGCCGTCAACATCCAGCAAACTGGTGCAGGTCAAGTAACCGTAGCCAACGACGGCACATCAACCTTTACGGGTACAGGCACCAAGCTGCGTACCCAATACTCGGCTGCAACCATTATCTGCGTAGCAACCAACACCTTCACATTGATTGGAGACATTGCGTAATGGCAACAGCATACGTCGTTCTTGGACAGTCCACGCCAGGCGCAGCAGCCACCACTACTCTGGTGACTGGTTCGACCAATGGCAGCATCATCTCGTCTTTTACTGCTTGCAACAAGGGCAGCTCCAATGATACAATTCAAGTATCGATTACCAAGTCTGGTGGATCAGCGTACTACCAATTCTACAACTTCACATTGGCGGCTAACAGCACCTTGCAGGAAACACCAGGCTGGACTATCGCCACGGGAGATACGGTTAAGGTGTATTCCACAACAGGCAACACCGACTTTACTGCGACAGGAGTAACACTCTAATGGCTGTCTCGCTACTCACAAACAATGCAGTCTCACCTACTATCAACGTTAATGCCCAGTCTGCTTCATACACCGCAGTCCTTGGCGATGGTAGCAATACGCTTGTTACAATTAACAACGCATCGGCTAACACCTTCACCATTCCACCAAACTCATCGGTGGCTTTCCCAGTCGGCACTATCTTGAACATTGCCCAGACTGGCGCTGGTCAGACGACTATTACCCAAGGCTCAGGCGTAACCATTGTTTCCAATGGATCAACCGCTTCGGCTCCTAAGACCCGTGTGCAATACAGCGGCGCTTCTGCAATTCAGACGGCTGCGAATACTTGGTTGGTAATGGGGGATATTGCATGATTCTACCTGGCATATTAGCCTCTGGAATATCGGGGCATTTGTTTTCTAGCAACATTGTTTCGCTTCAAACCGTAACCGTTGGTTCAGGCGGCGCAAGCGCAATTAACTTTTCTTCTATCCCAAGCACTTATACTCATTTGCAGATTCGTTATATTGTTAAAGGTTCTGGTTCGACAAGCATAGGCGGCGCGCCATGGAGATTTAACAGCGATTCTGGAACAAACTATACTTGGCACTATTTAGTTGGCGACGGCTCTAGCGTTTCGGCTGGTGGTAATGGAACCGGACTTACATCGGGCAACTGGGGTGAAGTTTATGTTGATGGAACGGTTGGCGGTATTTACACCGTTGGAGTTATGGATATTTTAGATTACGCAAGTACAAATAAAAATAAAACTATCCGTCACTTTTTTGGCGAAGATATGAATGGCTCAGGCAAGATTGAATTTTTCGGCGGCGCCTGGCTCAATTCTTCTACTGCCGTCAACGCTATCAACTTTACTATAAACGGCGGTAGCACAACGATTACTCAGTATTCTCAATTTGCACTTTACGGGGTGAAATAACATGGCTAGCGCACAAACCTATGTACCGATTGCAACGCAAACCGTTAGCGGTTCATCTACTAATGCAATTACTTTTGGTTCCATTCCTCAGACATATACAGATTTAAGAGTTATAGCACAGTTGCAGACAACCAGTTCTGGAAATGTTAACGATATGGTTATTTCATTAAATGGAGATACTACTTCTGGGCTTTATAGTTCTACTCGCGTTTATGCAGACGGTTCATCAGGTTATTCAGACAGGCAATCCAATGTAAATTATTGGGGACAAAATGGCGTTAATGCTTCAACTGCGGGTTGGCCAGGAATTGCATCTTTTGATTTTATAAATTACTCAAGTTCTTCAACATATAAAACAGTTCTCTTGAGAGATAACACAATAGGTTATTACGCAATGATGCTTGCTCTTTTATGGCGTAATACAAATGCAATTACTTCAATTACTATTGGCGCCAAGGCGGGACAAACTTTATATTCTGGTTCAACCTTTACTCTCTACGGAATTGCGGCGGCATAATTATGGCAAATCTTGGTCCAACACTTATTGCATCGGCTAATGCTAATTTGGGTAGCGTATCTAATTTTGTTTTTTCTTCTATTCCGCAGACATATACAGATTTAATGTTAAAAATTTCTGTTCGTAGCGGTAACTCTGGTAGCCAAGCGAACCTCGGAATACAGTTTAATTCAACAACTACAGGATACTATGGAATAAACCTTGTAACTTATAACGGAAGTTCAGTTCAAAGCCAAACTGATTCTAATGATAGTGCTTCTTATTCTCAATATACTTCTACTAATGGAATGACTAGCGGTATATTTGGAAATGCTGAAATTTATATTCCCAATTATGCAGGAAGCGGATTAAAAGTTTTATCTGGCGATTTTGTAACAGAAAACAGTTCTTCAACGGCAAACTATACAGGAATTTCTGATGGCTATTGTTC